TCCTGCTGATATGAGAAATTATGATATGATTCAAGGTATACTTAGACGTTATGTTTCTGAATATACTAAGAATCCTCATGATTTTATAGTTGGTGCTAATAATCCTGAAGTAGTTCTTGCTCGTAATGCAAAATTAAAACAAGAAGTTTCTGTTCTTGTTCAAAATGCTATTGCAGCTAAACTTACAGAAAGTTATAATCAATATATTCAACAAGGTGGAGATCCTCAGCAATTCAATCCTCAAGAACAACTTGATATTGAAGCTTTTGTTAAGGAATTTAATGAGAATTATATTGATGATATTTCTGCTCAAGGACAAGAACTTCTTAATGTAATTCGTGATATTACTGATGATACTCTTTTATATACAACTGCTTATTTTCATTTTGTTGCATTTGGTAGGTGTTATACTTATTCAGATGTTGTTGGTGATAAACTAATTAAAAGAGTAGTTCATCCAAGAGATGCTTATCCTATTCCAAACGATTCTTTCTTTGTTGAAGATTATGATATGTTTGCTGAACGACGTAAACTTACATATCAACAGATTATAGATGAATTTGGTGATATGTTAAGTGAACAAGAAAGAGAATTTCTTGATACTTATTATGCTCGTCATACTGTACATCCTAGTCCTGAATTAAATTTTTCACAATTAAGATATTATCTTGGTGATGTTTGTAATAAATTTAATGATACTGAAATTAGTAATTTAAGTAAAGAGCCAAATCTTTTTAGAGATTTAAATGCAGATATGTATGATGTTTGGCATGTTACTTGGAGAGGTGAAGTAAGAGTTGCTATTGTAACTTATATTACTCCTACAGGTATGATTAGCCAACGAATTGAAGATGAAGAGTATGAGTTAAATAAAGAAGCTGGAGATATTCAAATAGATTATGTTTATAAGCCTCAGGTTTATGAAGGTATTCGTATTGGTGCTCGTGCTACTGCAATTTATCCTTATAAAGCTAGAGCTATTGCTTTTGAACGCGATGGTAAACTTCCTTATAATGGTATTACTGAACTTCTTCCTGGTTTTGGTAAGTTTAGTGTAATTGATTTAGTTACTCCTTATCAAGTATTTTATAATATTGTTGCATATCATCGTGAAATGGTGATTGCTAAAAATAAACTTAGTATTCTTCTTATTGCTAAGTCTTTACTTGGTAAAGTTCCTGAAGATACTATTTATAAAATGCTTGCTGATGGTGTTCTTTATATTGAGGATTCTAATGACCAAGGTATGCTTAGAGCACAACAGGTTCGTATGCTTAATGCTTCTATTGGTGAATATATTTCTCAATTAACAGCTCTGCTTCAAGATGTAGAAAATACTGCAAAACTTAAAGCAGATATGACTCCTCAACGATATGGAGAAATTGCTAATTCTGCTGGTAAGGGTGTAACAGAAGAAGCCATTGTTCGAGGTTCTATGGGTTCTGTTATCCTTGAATTTAGAATGGATACTCTTCGCGAGCGAGATTATGCTCGTGACCTTGATTTTACAAAACTTGCTTGGATTGATGGACTTGATACTTCTTATAGAAATTCTGATGGAAAAACTACTTATGTTAGTCTTAATGTTAATAATCATGTTTATGCGGATTATGTAATTAAAGCTAAAAATTCTGTTGTTGAAAAAGAGAAACTCGAACAACTTCGTCAATTTGCATTTAGTGCTGCTCAGAATGGTGATTCTCAAATGGCTATTGCTGCTATTGAAGGTGATAATGTTGCTGCTATCAAAAAGCTTATTGATAAATATCAGAAAGCTAAAGAACAACATGAGCTGGAGTTAAAGCAATTAGACCAGCAATTAGCACAAATGCAAGAACAATTTAAACTTGAACAAATTCAAGCTCAAGGTGAACAAGATCGTGCTACTGCTGAACTTGAAGGTGTTATCAAGAAAGAAATTGCTCTTATTCAGGCTGATGCTAACAGACTTTCTTATCCTAATGATTTACCTCAGGAAATGAAAGATGAAGCTGCTGAGCGTATAGCTATGGCTAAGAATCAGGTTGAACGAGAAAAACTCCAAGTTGAACGAGAAAGAATTGCTGCTGATAATTATAATAAAGAAAAAGATAGAGAAGTTAAGGAAAAGGATATTAAAGCTAAAGTTCAAATAGCTAAAAATAGACCTAAACCTTCTTCTAAGAAATAAGGTATAAGCCGTTTTGTTGGTTTTCAGCCGATGAAACGGCTTATTTATTTGCTCGCTTTGGTGGCTATCGTGGCGTGTATCAAGTGTTTATAAAGGGGATATGCAATTATATTCGTGGCTGGAGTAAGTGTCTGAAACGGCTTATTTTGGCTTCAAACTACAAAAATGCCGTCATAGCAGTATATTATATGTAATAATTATTATAGGTATAATAATATTTTTCGTTTGGATTTTGTCAATGGAGATATTATATTTACATCAAATAGTAGTTCTATTATTAATCAAATTAAAGTTAAAATTATGGCTGTTGATGATTTCGGCTATCAAGGTGGAGGCGGCACTCCTCCTCCTGCCAATCCCGATGAAAATGCTGGTGCTAAAACTGATATTAACAGTGGAGAAGAAGTAAAGCTTGATGCTAACGGAAATCCCATTGATGATATCAATGCTGGTGGGGAAAAGAAACCAGATGAAAATAAACCTGGTGATGGTGATGGAAACGGTGGTGGAGAAGGTGGTGATGGAACTGGTAAATTTCCTCATGATTATGCCGAGGGTACTGTCCTCGAAGTAGATGGTAAAAACTATAAAATCAATAGTACTGGTGATGTAGTTGATGAACAAGGTAATGTCATTAAACAGGCTGCTGAAGTTGCTGAATGGATTAAATCTTTTGATGTTTCCGAAGACGATGCTAATAAAGAAATAAACATTCAAAGCATTTCCAAAGCTCTTGATTTAGAGATTATTGGAGAAGACGGTAAGCCTATTGAGTATGAGAATACTCCTGAAGGTGTCAAAGCTTTTGTTACTGATGCTATAGAAACCGGAAAGGAAGAAGTTGCTGAAGCAACGATTAATGCTCTTTATAGTCAATATCCGTTTGTTAAGCCAATGATAGATTATTATATCGCTAATGGCAATTCTCTTGAAGGTTATAATCAAATTCCTGATAGAAGTAACATTCAGATTGATGACAATAATGAAGCTCAACAAGAAAGCATTATTAGAACTGCTTGGAGAGAAGAAAATCGTCGAGGTAATGTTGATAGTTATATTGCTTATCTTAAATCTCAAGGAACGCTTGCTGCTACTGCTAAAGAAGAGCTTGCTGCACTTGTTGAAAAAGATAAAGCTTATGCTAAACAACTCGAAGATAACGCTAAAGCTGAACAAGCAAGACTTGTTGAAGAATCCACTAAGTATTGGAATGGTGTTAAACAGATTATTGATAGTCGCAAGATTGCTGGCTATGAAATTCCTGAAACCATTATCGTTGAACGCGATGGAAAGAAACTTAGTGTAAGTTCTAATGATTTCTTCAATTATCTGTATCGTACAGATAAAGATGGTCTTACTGATTATGTTAAGGACGTTCGTGCTACTAAACCTGAAGATGCTCTTCAAGATGAAATTCTTCGTGCTTATCTTAAATTTACTGGAGGTACTTATGCAGACCTTGTAAAAATGGCTATTAATGAAGATAAAGTGAAAAGCTTAAAGCTTCAAAGTAGAGGCCGTAAATCTGCTGGAACAATAAGAATTACTCCTCCCAAACAAGCTGAAGGAAAGATTGATGAAAAAGACTTTGGCTATTAATGTTTAACTAATTTAATTTCTGTTATTGATTATGGCAATGGCGAAAATGAGAGTTCTTTCGCAGGGCCGTTATGAAGATAGAGGTTATAGTAATGAGGAATCTATTGCTTATCTCCAGCTTCAGAAACCTGTTGAAATTAACTCTTTCCTTACCTACAATTTTGGTATGGATGATGACCGTTTCCCTCTTACTTTTATGACGGAAGGTCAAGGTAGTGTTGGTACTACTGACATTACTACTGTTCAGTGGACTTGGAAGACTATGGGACGTATGAAGTTTACTGATTATGTTACCTACTTCAATAGCTCCAATTCTACTCCTGGTATTGGTGGTTCTGAATTTGAGGTTCATTTTGCTACCCATTGGTTCATTGAGCAATATTCTCTGATTGGTCCTGATGCTAAGACTCAGGTTCGTGTTCAGAAAGATCTTGGTGAATCTCCTTATGGTTATGCTTATATCCTTAAGCTCACCAATCCTAATCCTAATGCTTATGTAAATCCTGAATTCCTTGCTAAAGGTAAGTATTGGTCTCAAGGTGCTCCTACTGTTAGTGAGTCTTATTCTAAGGGTAATCGTAGTAATTCTATGGGCCCTGGTAGTATGACTTCTCAGCTTGAGTTCCATCGCTTCTCTAAAGAGATTGCTGGTAATCTTGCTAATGTTATTACCGAGTATGAGTTTAAGAGTTCTGCCAATGGTGGTACTTCTAAACTTTGGATTAACGAGGAAATGCGTCAGTTTGAGATTGCTAAGCGTGTTGCTACTGAAGAGCGTCTTTGGCTTGCTGAGTATAATCGTAACGCACAGGGTGAGATTACTCTTAAAGACCGTGATAACGGTAAGCCTATTCCTCATACTGCTGGTATGCTTGAAATCTGCCGTGAGAATAACTATGATACTTATGGTGAGTATCTGCCTCTCACTAAGATTAAGAGGACTATCGGAGATATCCTTGAACGTGATACCGATACTGGTAAGATGAACATTGTTCTCTTTGGTGGTAAAGGTTTCCTTGAGGACTTTGATGAAGGTATTAAACAAGATGCCAAGGAAAATGGTTTCCTTACTCCTCTTGGCGAGAAAGAGATTCAAGGTTCTCCTGATAATCTTGAGTACGGTGCTTATTTCCGTAAATATAAGACTGTTGAAGGTCATACGGTTACTGCTAAACATTGTGCTTTCTTTGATAAGGGTACTATTGCTGAAGCTGCTAAGCAGAACGGTTATATACATCCTCGTACCGGTTATCCTATGACTTCCCATCGTGCTTGCTTTATTGACTTTAGTTCTTACAATGGCCATCAGAATGTGCGTATTGCTCGTATGAAAGGCCAGATTAACAAGACTAAAGTTATTGAAGGTATGACGGATATTCCTGCTTGCTGGGGTCTTCCTAATACCAATCATGCAGCCACTGAAGTCGATATGGCTCGTTATGAGGTTAAAACCTCTATCGGTCTGCAGGTGGATAACGCC